CAAACTTGGCAGAGAGCAAGCACACGGCCTCGCCAGTAGTGATGGTGTAATAGAAATAGACGAGCGATTAAAAGGCAAAAAACATCTAGAAATATTAATTCATGAGGTATTGCATTTGCTTTATCCTCGCAATTCCGAGGCTACCATCGTCAAAAATTCTGTGATGCTTACACGCATCCTCTGGAAAGAGGGTTACAGACGCGTTGATCAAAAAGAGGACGAGCCGCTACAAGACGGCTTAATATAACATTGCATAGCCTTTGAGCAATTAAATATGATTAGGCAAAAGGCCGGCAAAAAAAATCAATAATAAAATTTATTATAGTAATTAGGGAATGCCGGCCTTATCTTTTTGACACATATTACATAAACATAAGTCAATATTTTAACTTTTTGACATGCAACTAAGAGACTATCAAGTAGACATAGCAGAGCAAGCAATTGACATCTTAAGAGAATTTAAGCTTGTCTATTTGGCGATGCAAGTGCGCACTGGTAAGACGATCACCAGCTTGCATATTGCTAGTTTATATGGTGCAAAAAAAGTATTGTTTGTCACAAAAAAGAAAGCGATCTCTAGCATAGAGGATGACTTTAAGCAGTCCAATTGTCTATATGATTTACTGATCATTAATTATGAAAGCGTACATAAATGCGTACAGAATTATGATTTTATCATTATAGATGAGGCGCATGCATTGGGCCAATACCCACAACCATCGGAGCGAACTAAAGCATTAATGATTTTATGCATAGGCAAGCCTATTATATATTTAAGCGGCACACCTAGTCCAGAGACTTATGCGCAGTTTTATCATCAATTCTGGGTGAGTAGTTTTAGTCCATTTAAAGACTTTAAAAACTTTTATGCATGGCACAAAGAGTATGGCATTCCGGCCAAGAAATATGTTTACAACAGAGAATTGGCAGATTATAGTAAAGTCAAACAAGAGCGCATCCAGTCGGACATCCAGCACTTGATGTTGACTTATACGCAAGAAGAGGCCGGCTTTGAGTCTTTAGTGCAAGAGACGATCTTATATGTAAAGATGAGTGATAAGGTTAAGTGGGCAGTTGATAAGATTAAAAAAGATAAATTGTTCAAGACTAAAGATGGACAAGTTGTGCTTGCAGATACGGCGGTCAAAGAGATGCAAAAGATCCATCAAATTTGTAGCGGATCAGTCAAGACAGAGGATGGCAATGCGGTGATCTTTGATGACACAAAAGCTACATTTATTAAAGAGCGCTTCAAAGGCCAGAAGATAGCCATATTTTATAAGTACATTGCAGAGGGTATGCAGTTAAGATACACCTTTGCTGGCCGTATAATAGAGGATCCAATGACCTTTAATGAGGCAGATGGTGACGCGGTGTTCATTTCCCAGATCCAGTCGGGCCGTGAAGGCATAAATCTAAGCAGTGCAGAGGCGCTTGTCATGTATAACATTGACTTTAGCGCCGTAAGTTATTGGCAATCAAGAGCCAGAATGCAGACAAAAGACAGAAAAACCGCTTCGCGTGTTTTTTGGATATTCACTAGTGGCGGCATTGAAGAGCGCATTTTTGGGATGGTACAGAACAAAAAAGACTTTACTCTAAGTCATTTTAAAAAAATATATTAAAATTATTTTTTTATTCCAATTGTTTGTTTTAGCTTTGATTTATTAAAACAAACCAACTATGAAAAAATTTAACGAGTATTTACAAATGGACGGCGGTCTAGCTTTTAATCTTGCTATTTATAACCGCTTTAGTCTTATAACCGATCAAATTTATACTGAAATTTGCGGAGGTTTTATTGAAGCAGTATATCAATGGTCGGATCATAATATTGACGATGTTATTGAATGTGCTAATAGTAAATATACTGGATGGACTATCCGTTTTGAAAATGGACATGAAGGCAAAGTTTATATAGAAAACTGGGTTTTAGCTATTACTCCTAAAAATTGGAAACACGCAAAGTGCCTATTTAATAAATACTTGAAAAAAGTAAATTAAAATAAAATAGGGGTGCGTCTATTTAACGCACATATTTTTTAATCAATAATCAAAACTATGAATCGTTTAAAAACACCACAACAAAAAGCAAACGAGCGCTATGCTCAAGAAAGTATCAAGCCTATGTATGCATTTATCATTGTATGCGTAGCTTTTTTAGTAACCGCTATAATGCAAAACTTATGAGGCCATACTTAACCTTTATTTTTGAACTAACATTTTTTATGTTAGTATCAGTTCCTTTAGCAATCACGTTGTATTTAACTGCAACGCTTTTATCAAAATTTAAAAACTTTTAACTATGGCAAATCACCAACAATGGCAAGACCTTACGATCATAGAAAAAATTGATCTTGTAGGCAAGCTGACACACCTTTTACAAAACGATGAAAAAAGCTTTGAAGCTTTTAAAAGCTGGGTAGGAGCAAGCGAATTGCTTGGATTGTTTAACGAGGTAAAAATCAACAATGAAGGAAATTCTTAATTACATTAAATTATACACTGGTTGCAATGATCATGCATTAAAAAGGATTGAGGCAATGCTTGAGCCTAGATTGCAACCAGTAGTGGTAGAAAAAATAGTAAAAGTTGAAAAAATTGTGCATCGTAAATTAAAGCCTAAAGTAGTCATTGAAAAATGGGCAGAGACTTACTTTGCAGAAAATGGCTTAACGTACAAGCAAATGCTAGACAGATCACGCAAACAAGAAATTGTTGATCTAAGGTATGACTTTATAAAAGCCGCTTATTTTAACGGCTATAATTGTACCTCAATTGCTAGGTTTCTAAAGCGCGATCACTCAACTATTATTTATGCAATAAATAGCTAGTTCCCCCACTAGCATTTCGCACGGCTCGCAAAGATTCTTTTCTTTGTGGGCCGTTTGCTTTAAAGCTTACATGCACCCAGTCTGGGTTATCTTTAGTGCCAAATTCCCAGATTAACTGGTCAAAGTCTAAATTGGCTTTAATATAATTATGCACCATCTTGTTAGTCACCCCATGACTTGATCCATCCATATCGATGTCAATCGCTTCGCCCTTGCAATGCTGGCTTGTAGCGCTGCCCTTCACGGCCTTATTGAGAGCCTCGGATCTGTAAGCGGATGAAATATGTATAGGGCATCTAAAGTGCGCTCTAATAGGCTCGAAAATAGCCTCTGCTAGCTTTTTAAAATTCTCTAGATGTTGCTCTGTTGGCATGTTTGAAATCCCAAGGCGCTTGGCTTGCTCGCTGCGTGTCACCTCGGATAGGCTTAAATGTTCGCTGATCTTCATATAATTTGTTTAATAAAGTAAAAAAGGCCGATCATCCATAGGACGCCGACAATTGCTAAAAGTTGTTTTTCTCGCTTATGCATCTTTCTTAAATATCTTTTCAATACTGGTCAGTCCTAAAGTACCAAAAGCAAGCATCGCCACCGCCTCAACTAAGATAGCGCTGGGAGCCGTATGCTCTTCGCTAAATTGATTATGGTACATAGTCACACAAAGTGCTATTGTGCAAAGTAAACCGCAAAGGCGCTTCATACTAAAGCGGCCGTTCTCTTCTTGGAAAAATTGTTTCATAAATTATAATTGACTGAATTGAAAAACTACTAAAAAGATTAATATTATTTTTTGCCAAGCATGGTATTTATCCATTTTTTCAAGTTCTTTCTCTCTTGCTTGATAAGTTTCCATGTTAGCCTCGTAGCGATATTTGTAATTCTCAAGCTTGCTAGTTTTATAAATGTAGACATTGAGTAAAGAGTCATCTTTTATGCTTTTATTTTTTAAAGAATCTATTGTCTTATTGTATCCGATATACAAAGCATTGATCTCTTTGCCTTGATCTATGGTCATTATTACAACAGAGTCATCCTTAATTTTCTTTATTTGCGGATATTGCGAAAAGCTTGAAACTGACACCAGTATCATTGCTAACACTATCCAAAGTCGCTTTGACATCATTTAACTCTGTTTTTAATATTGTCACCTCTTGTTTTAATTCAGTAATTTTTGCAACTGCTTGCTGCACCAGTTCGGCCTCTTTTTTAGATGCCTTTGCTTGCACCTCAACAGATTTAGCATTGGTTGCGCTTACTTGCTCCATAAGCTTTGCAAACTCAATATCCTCTTTTGTCTCTAAGCTTGGCTGCTGGGCCGTTGCCGTGCATCCAAATATAAATATAAAAAATATGTACCTCATTACTTAATATTTTGAATTTTGCCTAGGCTTTCAAGTGTGCTAAGTTTAGCCGTTGCGGCCGCCAGAGATGAGTCACATCTTCTTAAGGCCACTTGCATCACATCAACTTTATCATCTAGTTTTTCAACTTTTACATTTTGTGTGGTGATCTGGTCTTTGAAGGTAGTACGGACGTCAATGTATAAATATGATATTGCAAGCAATACTAAAAATAGCGTTGCAACTATTGGGTTCTTGGCAAACTCCTTGAAGGTCATTGGTAGTGTCATAAAATCTTTTTAAAATATCCTATTTGAAATTCCTTGTTAGTGTTTATATTTAACTGGATCTGCCCCTTATAAGGCGTCTTGTAAATAAGTCCGGCTCCTAGTGTGCCTTTAGTAGTGGCATTGCCTCCAATATAAAGTTCACCTTTAGGCTGGTAAGGAATGCGCAGTTCACGCACCTCTTTAATAATCTTATGTGTAATGCTTGCGCTTACTGATCGGCCAAAGATTGCATTTTTGCTGATCGTGTCGGTGATGGCAATGGTGCCGTCTTGTATGCTTATTGTGTCCTTATAGATATGCTTAGCGAAATACTCTTTAAGTATCGCCATGGTGTCAACTGGTGTGCTTACGGATATTGTATCGTATATTGTAGTATCTTTTCGGATATCTTTGCCTTTACGATATATAAGCGAATCATGCTTTATTTCAAGCGTGTCGGTTGTAATGACAACGATAGGATCGCTTGCCTTGTAAGACTTGCTTAAAAGTAGTGCAATGACTAAAAGTGATATGAGTAAGAAAAACCTAGTCATATTTTTTAGTTGCTTTATAGTAATATCTTATTGCCATAAAACCGGAAATAATAGCAACCAAGCCGGCCACTAAAGTCACAAAAGGTTGTGCTTGGGTTACTGACAATGTCGCGGCGGTCATTGAGACGCCG